GAAACTTCGACTTCGCGAAAGAAACACGATACTTCAACCCGCCATGCCAATAGCGAAAATGCTGACCGAAATACAGCAAATTGCTAGGCAAGACGGAATTGAAAGTGGCCGAGCCACAAGGCAAAGCTATATTACCAGGCGTAGTACCACCTGGCGCTCTAAACCAATAGTGCATCAGGCAGGTTTTGCCACAATACTCCACTGTGCCATGAGCATCAGCTGTTGAAATAGTGCCTCTGAAAATCTGGGAATAGCGAGTCAATATGGTGTCAAAAGCCATCTCGTCCAAATCAGTGCCTCCCAGCGCCTCAGTTACGGCGACTGTGTTGCACTGAAAGCCACCAACAGTGGAAGCTGGCGCAACAACGTCACACACGTTCTCCATGTAATTGGGGAAACGCATCTGGCGCGTCAACGGAGCAATGGCAACAGGCTTAGAAAACCCGAAAGCAGAAGCTGCTTTAGCAGCAGCATTAAGAAACCAAGTCGTAGGGCCTGTAAAAGCCCTAAGACTAGGAAAAGCCCTGCCAACTGCTGTGGGCAACTTAGCTGCTGTAGCCAAAATGCCAGAAAACTGACCGTTGGCTGCAAGTTCAGCCTCCGCATTGGACTTGCCGGTAGGCTGTTTGCCAACACCAGACTGGGGCACTATAAAAGTAGTCCCAGCCAATGGCATACGCCCAAACAACTCAATGTTCTCAAGGTGCATATACACCTTAAACACAGGAGTGTTAGAACCAGCCAAAGTAGGCGTTGGCAACACTTGCACCAAAGAAAAAGTGCCCATGACATGCCCCACTTCAGATGCGGAGCTGCCAAAATACTCAAACTCGCTCAAATACGGTACTGTCAACTTTGACTGAGTGTGGTGAGCCACATCCAATCGCACATGTGGCAAATGGGTGCAAGTCGCCGCCTTATTGACACGCAAAAACTGTCCAGTTCCATACTGAAAAGCAGAAACTAACAAACCCTGATGAAAAGGATTGCAATTGTGCTCAACAGTAAAGACTAAATCTCCACGGATACCCTTGACACCTCGAAGGCGTTCGGGCCAATTTGGAACTTCAAGTCCAAAATTGGTCCAACTCGCCTCAAAAGAATACAACGGTCCCGTGGTAGAAGACAAGTTGCCGCGCGCAATAAGCGTCGGTCGGGAAAAGAAAGATTTCAAATCCTGGACGGAATCGTCAGCGGCTAAAAACTGACTTCCAGTTCCAGGAGGTGCAACAGCACAAATACTAGCCTCATCAGCAAAAAGAACTCCGGCATTGTTATCAACAGTGCTGGGTACATCAAGTGCGTTTATATCCGCGCAATCGGTTACTTTTGAAGGATCATTAGCGTGCTACTATGTACACACACGGCCCGCACAGGCACATGTGAGTGAAACCCTACTCTCTGAGTCCTCTGAGTAGTATCGGTAGCCATCCTGTCCACACTTGTTGCCGGGGTTTCGATATGTACAAACAAGTATGCGTATATAAGCTAGTACCAAACATCAGTTCTTGCGAAACAAAGCTCACGAGCCTGTTCACGCGATTGTATGGAAAAGGAAAGCCCAAGCTCGCGGCAATAATTCAAAGCCGCAGCATAACGCTCAGGCCATTCTTCCTCTCCATGCAACGACAGCTCAAGCATAGCATCATGGAAATTCATCTCCAGATCCTTCTTGAAGCTGCGGTTGTTGTGATAGTAATAAGTTCTGTACAAAATGCTGTCCATGTTCAATGGACCGCACCAGCCACCCTCGACCTCTGCACGAGCAAAGCTGCGCTTGAGGAACGTGATGTCATCAATAGTCTCATAAGGCTGCACCACCCCATCCTTTTTGTCAGAGGTGTACGTGAGCCCCATGTCCTTCATGTCCTCAGCCACGGTTACCTGATTAAAGACCTCGGATACCGCGTCTGACACACCCACGACGTTGTCATCGCCATAGGTGCAAATGTACACTGCGTCCCACATACTGGTATAATCACCAGTGCGTTTCACATAACATGCCGTGATGGCAAACAATGAGTACATGGAATTGATGATAGTGGTCAAGGGGTGGCCACTTGGAAGGGATTTGTTCCATTGAACAAGTGAATCGCGCATAGCGCCGACGCCAGTCAAGTGCCTCGAGTGCACAAGATCCTGAAACAGGACCTCGCGCACAAGATCATCCTCACTGGTGCCACCGCCTGCACGATACCACGAGTTAATGTAGCGCAAACACTGCGCATGAATATCTGGTTGTTCCGAAGCATCAAAAGCCTTGAAATCTCCCGCAAACACGCGCTCCCCATGTCGCAATAGCTGATTCGCCAGTACATCCCACTCTGTGTAGTGGTTAATGCCAGGCGCCATGCCACACATAGTGTGGTTGCAATGCACCGAGCTCATGAAAGCACCAAAGTACTTGCGTACAGCAATGCTGTAATCAACTGGTGCACCAGAAATGGCGCGTGTGGCAACAGCTTCAACCTTCGCAAGCGGGCGCGTCTCATCCTTCAGGAAATCCACAAAGATATGCGCTCTGCGCACACCCTGCTTCGCGTCCTCCACGATGCCGGCGACTTCTGCCAGCACCTCCTGAGCGCCCTCTCGCGTGAGATCAAACTCATCGCCATCCCCAAATATGTCGGTCTTACCCTTAGCATACTTGAGGTTGTACGGATAGCCACAAGAGGAACTCCTCTTAATGGACTTCAGCTTCATGTGAGACACACCCACCACAGCTTCCTCATCAGAGAGAATCTTGCGAGTGCTGGTAGCGGTTAACTCCCAATGTCTCTGCATAGCCAAGCCCATAATGGCGTTGGGGTTGCGCAAATTGCTGATATGCAAAGGCGTGGAGTAGTTCTCCATAGCCTTATGCATAGGCTGCACAATGGAGCCATCCCGCACCACTGGGTGCAGTATAGCGGGGGCAACTGGGCTCGGGCCAAAGCCATCAAACCCTGTCTCTTTGATCTTAGAGCGGACGCTCTGTGAAACAGCGCAATCATCCCCCACAGTCCCAATAGGGGCCATGGAACCATTTGCAAGTCCGCACTCCTCAATGATCTCATCAGTGTGGAGCACAGTAATGCCCCTGCGCGTCACGTCCTCATCAAACTTGTCATAAATGACTGAGGCACGATTCTTGAAGGTGGACAAAGCTTTCTCAACCAACTCCTTGGTGAGTATTGCTGCCCAGCCTTGACGCTGTCCACCATTAGCTGGAGAGCGTGACCTTCCGGCAATGTGAATGCCGAGAATGGACTTGCCCCCAAAATATCGGGGTTCCGCAATGGTGAGCGGAGCTCCACAATCGCCGCACTGCGTAGACATATTATATGTCCACAGCTGCTCGGTGTCAGCGTAGCCCACAGTTACCTTAGGGTCATAACGCAGCCCTTGCGCCACATAGGCGATGCGCTCAAGCTGCACTCTGTCATTGTACCTCACAGGGCGCGCTATATCAAGCCGCACCCCAAAGTTGTTGTTATAGTGCATGAGGTCCTTGACCACATCACGGTCAGTGATGCAATATTTCACCACATCGCGGTGGGCCTGTGCGCAAACTGGACTAAAATCCACGAAGGTCAAATCCAGTGCTGGGTAATCCTTATGTTCAAAGCTGGAAAACTTGGCCCCAGTCATCTTGACGCGAAGCCCGCCTGTGTGAGCAGAGCATGCGATCATCTCAATAGTGTCAGCACTGGACAAGCCCTTGCGGAAATGAAAAGGCATCACGCCAATCTTCCCGCGCAGCATGAGCACTTGCCCCACAGTCTCGTCGCCACACATGAGCTTCCAAGTATTCTTGTAAACTCGATCTGCGGCGCCATCTTCCGGGGGATTGCCCATCTCTGCGCGAGCAGATGGCATAACCTCTGTGGGTTGCTTCTTAGCAGGAAAAACCTTCTCCTGGTGCACACTCTGATGCTCAGCATCGTCGTCAGGTGCTCCGAAAATAAGGTTGCGGATAGCTTTGGCCGCTGCAGTAGCAACTGACCAAACAGCTTTGAGAGTGCGTATGGCAAGCACAATGTATGCCACCATAGTGGCAGAGCAAATAATATTGCCATTGCGCGCCTTGGTATAAGTGTCCTTAAACCCGCGCTTGATCTCGCGAAAGAAAAGGCGGAAGCCATAAGTGACATCACGCCTCGCTCTGCGGTCTCCCTCAGCTGCCTCGTGAAAGGCCTTCTTCCAGAATGAAGTCTCATACTTCGCATCAATGCGGGCAGCCCTGCCGGCGTACTTGTCATCCTGAACAGAAGCTCGGTTCTCGAGAGGATCAGCGACCATCATGCGAATAGGCGTATCATGCTCAGCGCGGAGTTCCTCCTCATCATAATTAATGTCGTTGAGCGGGTAGCTGTCAGCGTCATAAATGACCTCACAATCGGACTCCAGTCCGGACTCGTGCTGAATCGCTCCAGGAAACATGTTGAGC